AAGCGCGGTCTGATCACCCAGCCATCGTTCCGCAACTCCGACTTCATCTTTGGCCGCGGCAAACGGAGGGCGCGCAAATGAGCGCGATGATCCCTGACCTGGTTGTCGGCTCGGTCGGCTTCGGCAGCAACTTCGCGGACAACACCGCCTCGCTGGAGTCGCAGGTCCGCGAGCTGATTCGCTCCAACAATCGCCTCATCCGCGTCATCAACCGCTGCGTCAAGCCCAGCAACGAAGTCGCCAACGAGGCGCATGACGCCATTGAGGAGGCCACCGCAATCCGATGAGCCTTCCCTACGAGCAGGCGCGCGCCATCGTTCAGGCCCGCCACTTCCTGACCGAGCTGGGCACCCCGGGCAAAATCAAGCGCATCCCCGCCGAGATCCGCCGCGAGGCCCGCGCCCGCCTCAAGCACATGCCCATGTCGTGGGATATCCCACGCATCGCCGAGGATCTGGGCGCCTTGCAGAATATGGAAAAGCTGGAAGAGCACTACCGGCAGGCATTTTGGGAGGAAGTGAAACGATGAGCGCCGGCAAGGGTGACCAACCGCGCCCGGTCAACGGCAACCGCTACCGGGCCAATTACGAGCGCATCTTCGCCAAAGAAGACTCCCTCTCCGACATCCTCACCAAGGTCCGCGAGCAGTTCCCGTATCCCACCTGGATCTGCCGCCCCTGCGGCGAAGCCCACGGCCGCTCCACGGACGGCCGGCTTGTTGCGACCTACCACCAAGGCACCTGCGATATTTGCGGAGAGTCCGCATCGGTGACCGAACCCCGCGATTTCGGCCATCTAAAAAAATGGCCCATCCTCCCAAAAAATCCTTGACCCTCATGCCAACAGTTGCCAACATATGCCTACAGATCACGCCACGACAGAAAGCCGTAAAACGTCATGGCCACTGAGCATCAACCACCACCGCCCAAGGAACACCACATCACGCCATGGTTAGAAGAAACATTTCGCTTAGTCGATGCAGCCTGCGACCGCTGGGAGCGTCGCCGCGCGCGGCTCGCCCGGAGGAAGGAAGAAAATGAACGCGCTCATTCTGACCTACCTCGCGCTGATCGTCCTGACATTCATTGTCATAGTCGTTCTGGAAAACAATGACGACGGAGGCGCCGCCTAAAATGAAGCGCACCGTCCCACAAAGCCCCGCCGTTGAGCAAGCCGTGCTCGGCAGTCTTCTCGCCGACCCCAAGCTCATCGACGAGATCGCCGCGCTGCACGCCGATTTGTTTTACACGCCCGCGCATCGTTTCATTTTTGAGACCATCACCGAGATCCGCGGCGAAGGCGGCACACCGAACCTCATCGCCACCACCCAGCGCATCGATGCCGCGCACAAACTCAACTTTGTCGGCGGCGCCGGTGCCCTCACCGAGCTGCTCTCCCAGTCCGCCGGTGGACCCGCAGGCGTTGAATACCACGCGCAAACCCTGCGCGATCTCCACGCTCGCCGCCGCATCATCGATGCCAGCGTCGCCATGCAAGCCGCCGCCCAGGACATGGCCGCGAACGCCGACAGCGTCCTCCAGCAAGCCGGCGAGTCCGTCCTCAGCCTCTCCCTCACCACCGCCACCGACTCCATGCGCGCCCCCAGCGCCATCGTCCCGGGCCTCCTCGAAGAGCTGGAGAGCCTCATGGCCGGCGGCAAGAAGCTCGGCCTGCAGACCGGCATCCGCGATCTGGATCAAGTCACCGGCGGACTCCGTGGAGGTCAGCTCACCATCATTGCCGGTCGCCCCGCCATGGGTAAGAGCGCGCTCATGCTCAACATGGCCGACAACATGTCCCGCCGCGGCGTGCCAGTCGTCTACTTCTCCCTCGAGATGCCCGCCACCGAGTTGGCCGCGCGCGTAGTCCTCGGCCGCGCTGAGACCAACACCGAGATCATCCGCAACGGCTTCCTCACCGCCAGCATCAAGCACCGCATTTTTGACGCCGCCACGCAATTTTCCACAGAACCCCTCTATGTGGACGATCGTGGCGGCCTCACCCTCTTAGACATCCGCGGCCGCGCCCGCCTCGCTGTCCGCCGCTGGGGCGTGAAGTGCATCTTCGTTGATTACCTCCAGCTCGTCAGCCATTCCGGCGCCCAGTCCCGCGAAAATGAGGTCGGCTTCGTCTCTCGCGGCCTCAAAGCCATGAGCATGGAGTTGGGCATTCCCGTAGTCGCCGCCGCCCAGGTCAACCGCCAAGCCGAGAACCGCAGCGACAACCGCCCAAAACTTAGCGACCTCCGCGAATCCGGCAGCATCGAGCAGGACAGCGACATTGTTTGCTTGATTCATCGCCCCGCGTATTACGCCGTGCAAGACGAGGAACCGGAAGTCCAAGACGCCGAGCTGATCGTGGCGAAGCACCGCGCCGGCAGAACCGGCACACTCAACCTCACATGGCGTCCCTCGCTCACCCGCTTTGAAGGCACCGCACCCGCGGGACGCACATCCGACAGCGATGGCTCCGTCTACGCACCATCGCCGAAATTATGGGAGGCGCTGAACGAATGATCAACTCCCGCCAGAAAGGCGCCAGCTTCGAGCGCGAAGTTGCCAAGGCATTGACCGCCGAAGGATTTCCGGCCAAGCGGGGCGCGCAAGTCAGCCAAGGATCTTGGGGGATCAGTGCGCCCGACGTGATCGTGCCCTGCTTGCCGGATTGGCACTTTGAGTGCAAGCGCCACGGCCGCGCGCGGTTTGACCTGGACGCCGCGGTTGCACAAGCGCTGCGCGACGGCAAGGGCGCAAAGACCGCCGTCATCCATCGCAAAGACCACTGCGAGATGCTTGTCACGATGACCTTCGGCCGCTTCACCGACATGCTGCGCAACTCGGATGACGTGGAGCCGTTGAGCAATGTCGGAGAAATTTTGTAGTACCAACCAAAACCAACAACCAACCACATAACATGCCAAATAAGACCCTAACCACACCCGTGGGCATCGCCCGCTATCCTCACCTCAATCGCCCGGACACCAAGTTCGACGACGTGGGAGTGTTCAAAGTCAACCTCGAGCTAACCGCCGAGGAAGCCGAGCCGTTCATCAAGCAGGCCGAGGAGCTTTTCTCCGCGTTCGTCGCCGAGAAGAAAGCCGAGCTGAAAAAAGACAAGCTCAAGCTCCACGCTGCGCCGTGGGAAGACAACGACGGCCTCGTCCAGCTCAAGCTCAAGGTCAAAGCCGTGGGCAAAGACAAAGCCGGCGAGACGTATAGCCGCGCTCCGAAGCTCTTCAACGCCTCCGGCGACATCATCACCGATAACATCGGCGGCGGCAGCAAGATCCAAGTCGCGGTCGTGCCCTACTGCTGGTACACGGGCACGCTCGGCGCTGGCATCACGCTGCAACCCAAGGCCGTCATGGTGCATGACCTCGTCACCTGGGGCGATGGCGGCAGCGCCGTGGCCTACGGCTTCGACGTGTCCGAGGCCAAGCCCGCCGCACGCAAGACCGGCACGGACGACGAAGAGATCACTTGGTAATTCTTATGCCCAAGAAAAACACCACAACCAAATCCACAAGGGGGGCGGCAAAACGCCGCCTCCCTTCGGCCAAAGCCGCCAAGCCCGTTGAGCCGGATCGCTTCACCGAGGACGGACGCAAAATCGTACGCCTCGAAAAGACCCGCGCCCACCAGAAGTATCCGCTGAAGGACGGCACCGACGTTCCCGGCGCCTCAACCATCGCCAAAATCGGCGAGGACAGCAGCGGACTCATCCACTGGGCATGGAAGCTCGGCATGGACGGTCAGGATTACCGCAAGGTCCGCGACAAGGCCGCCGACATCGGGACCATCGCGCACTTCCTCATTGAGTGCTTCCTCCACAACCACGTTGCCGACCTCTCCGAGTTCAGCCCCGCGGATGTCGAGAAAGCGACCATCGCGTTCAACAACTTCAAGCGCTGGTGGGATGAGGAAGGCTTAACCGTAATCGAGCCGGAAGTGCAATTGGTCTCCGAGGAATACCTCTTCGGCGGAACCATCGATGCACCCAGCCGCGACCGCGACGGCAAGATCGTCTTGCTGGATTGGAAGACATCCAAAGCCATCGTCGGCGCGCACAAAGTCCAGCTCGCTGGCTACGAGCAACTCTGGAACGAAAACCGCCCCGACATGAAAGTCCAGCGCCGCGGCATCGTCCGCATCGGCAAAGAATCCCCGGACGACTTCGAGGTCGCCTGGATGTTCTCAGCCGAGCCGTTCTGGAAGGTCTTCCAAGCGCGTCTCAACCTCCACTACGTCCAGCTCATGGCGAAGAAAGCCGCTTAATCATGACCGAAGAAATTGGATCAAACATCACGTTCGACTGGCAGCACCTTAAATGGCCCGGCGGTCTTAATACGCGAAACCGCGAGGGAGAATATCGCGTTGTGGAAACCGAAAAAAACGGCTGCCCATGCTTTACTCCGCAATACCGCAATTTTGTGGACGTAGATTGGTGGCAGGATTTTGAGGTGCGGCATGCCGGTCGCCCTGGGTTTTGGGAGACCGTGCAGTTTGCGACTCTTGATCTAGCCAAAGATTGGCTTGATGCCGCGCATTACCGCCGACCCGTCTTTGCTGTCCACAAATACGATCCCGCCGCCTAAATGCCCCCACGCAGAACCATAGCAATCGTCCGCAAGAAGCTCGGCCGCGAAAAAGCGGACGGCATGACCTTGGGCGACGGCAAAGTCTACATCGATCCCCGCCAATCCGGCGCGGACGAGCTAGACACGGTTCTGCATGAGCTGCTGCACCATGTCTGCCCCGACATGAGCGAAGAAGCAGTCGCCGAGAAGTCCGCCACGATGGCGAGGTCGATGTGGAAA